TATTTCAACAAAGCGTTAGGCGATTATCAACTAGCACAACTAACAACAATATAATGAATATATATAAAACCGTATTCGACACGGAACAAGAAGGTAAAACCGTACTTATATCCAAAGGGGTATGGGAAGAGGTGACAGCAGAAGGCGTAACCACTATGCAATTTATAAACGGCACAGCGGCTGTTGTTAACGTCGGTAAGGTAGTGGAGATACCAGCTACATATGACGACAAGGGTAATGTGATTACCCCAGCGGTATACTATCCGGGATGGGCATATGACATAATGTCAAGTGACACATTGGATTTTGGAAGTAACGAGGTTTACCCAGGTGATACATCAGCACATAGCTTTTACGGTTGGCCTGTGAATGCGGAAGTGCCACCACAGCCTGAATAACTTGACTTACCTTAATTACAGGTAATAATAAAGCATAACAATTAAATTAAATCAGATGAGTAAAGAGAAAAAGATTTCGAAAGAAGAGTTAGAGAAGCTACAGGCTTATGTTAACGGTATCAATGAGATACAAAACAACGTTGGTGCACTCGAGATGCAAAAGCACGATGCACTACACAAGAGTGACGTTATGCGTAAAGGATTAGATGCAATGCAAGTAGATCTCGAAGAGAAGTACGGGCAGGTGAATATCAGTCTAGCGACTGGTGTAATTACAGAGGATGCAGATAATCCGGAAGCTTAGTATAGGAAAAGACTATAAAAATGACGCCATGCACTATTCTGTTGGACAGGAAGTGTATGGTGGTCATACTATAGTTAATATATTAGAAGAGGAAAAGAAGTACTCTGTCTATATACAGAAAGGTGATTTAGTAATGCCGTGGAAAGACTTTAACAAGAACATGGCAATATCTGTAGAATATGATCTTAAGTGGTGATGCAAAGCGTTTTTAATTTCCTAGTAGAGCCTAAGAACGGCAGATCAACAAGTGAGAAAGATATAGATGGTAGTAAACTACTATTAAACACAGAAGTTCAAAACCACCATTACACCAGTAGATTAGGCATCGTCAAAAGCATACCAATGCTGACAGATACCGTATTGCTACCCGGTGATGAAGTAATAGTGCATCACAATGTATTCAGGCGTTTTCGCGACGTTAAAGGCAAAGAAAAGAACAGTAGGTCATACTACAAGGAGAACCTATTTATAGTTGATCCTGGGCAGATATTTGCATACAAGCGCGAGGGTGAATGGAAACCAATACCTGGTTATACTTTTGTAAAGCCATTAAAAGAGAAGCGTATATTCGCTGACAATTACGAACGCCCACTTATAGGTGTTGTGAAGTATCCTGATGAAGGGCTTGAGAAGGACATGCTTGTAGGTTTTTTACCGGGTATGGAATACGAATTTAATATTGAAGGAGAACGTTTATATCGTGTGCCTTCGGAAAAGATTACAATCCAATATGAATATCAAGGAGACGAAGAGGAATATAATCCTAGCTGGTCACAGAGCAGTTGAGGAACTCATAAAAGTTGCTAATGAAAAGATAGTTGATTCCGGTGATGACATCACTGCGGATCGATTAAAGAATGCAGCAGCAACTAAGAAGCTCGCGATATTTGATGCTTTTGAAATTCTATCAAGAATTGCAGAGGAAGAAAGAATACTGGATAACAAGCCTAAAGAAGACGTTAAGGAAGCTTTTAAAGGTTTTGCGGAAAGAAGATCTAAATGATGTATGAACAAAGTTTAGTCAAATCCGTACAGCCTATAAAGCTTACAACCGTACACAGACTGAACAAGACTAAGAAGTGGAAGTATGGTTATAATAAAGAGTATGACATTGTAGTTATCAGTAAGACAGGTCAGATTGGTGAGATCATAGAAGTTCAAGGATTTCAACTTGCTTTACCACCTGTGCCTAAAAACCTTAAGAAAGGCGCTGACAAGTGGGTTATCGAAGAATACCCTAAAGAACTTAAGAATGTTAAAACTATATTTGATTGGAAAAGCTATCCAGAAGAGTTTCAATCAAGATGGGAAGGATATATAGATGAGGAATTCAAAAGACGTGAAGAAGGTTATTGGTTTTATAATAAGGGTATTCCTACTTATATCTCTGGGACTCACTACATGTACTTGCAGTGGAGCAAGATCGACGTTGGAAATCCAGACTACAGGGAAGCCAATAGACTCTTCTTTTTATTCTGGGAAGCCTGTAAGTCAGATACAAGATGTTACGGAATGTGCTATCTTAAGAACAGACGGAGTGGATTCTCATTCATGGCATCAGGTGAAACAGTTAACCAAGCCACTATATCAGGAGACGCTAGATTCGGTATCCTATCTAAATCAGGTAGTGATGCTAAAAAAATGTTTACCGACAAGGTTGTACCAATTTCCCTTAACTACCCGTTTTTCTTCAAACCCATACAAGATGGTATGGATAGACCGAAAACTGAATTGGCGTATAGGGTTCCTGCTTCTAAGTTAACCAGAAAAGGTATACAAGCAAACGAAGTACGCGAAGAGCTTGAAGGTCTTGATACAACAATTGACTGGAAGAACACCGGTGATAACTCCTATGATGGTGAAAAGCTAAAGCTTTTAGTACATGACGAGAGTGGTAAGTGGGAAAGACCAGACAATATATTAAACAACTGGAGGGTAACTAAAACCTGTTTACGTTTAGGTAGCCGAATTATCGGGAAGTGTTTAATGGGTTCTACATCGAATGCATTAGACAAAGGCGGTGAAAACTTTAAAAAGTTATACAACGATTCCGACGTAACAAAAAGAAATAACAATGGTCAAACAAAGTCTGGTTTATACAGCTTGTTTATACCAATGGAGTGGAACTACGAAGGTTTCATAGATGAGTACGGACAACCAGTGTTCACAACGCCGCCTGAAGAGGTTTTAAGCCCCTTTGGTGACGTTATTGATGTTGGGGTTATAGATTACTGGAATAATGAAGTTGATGGCCTTAAACAAGACCAGGATGCTTTGAATGAATACTACAGACAATTCCCGCGTACAACTGAGCACGCATTTAGGGATGAAACAAAAAGTAGTATATTTAATCTCGCTAAAATCTACGAACAGATTGATTATAACGAGGACTTGCGTAATACTAATATTATAACGCAGGGTAATTTCCAGTGGTCATTAGGTATAAAAGACACAAAAGTAGAGTTTATACCTAGTCCACAAGGGCGTTTTAAGGTATCTTGGGTACCAAACGCTGGTATACAGAATAGACAAAGCACTAAGAATGGTATTAAACACCCAGGCAATGAGCATATGGGTGCATTCGGATGTGATAGTTACGATATTTCAGGAACGACTGACGGCAAGGGTTCCAAAGGCGCACTTCATGGACTGACTAAGTTCAGCATGGAAGATGCTCCACCTAGCACATTCTTTTTAGAATACATTGCTAGGCCTCAAACTGCGGAGATATTTTTTGAAGACGTGCTTATGGCATGTGTCTTCTACGGTATGCCAATACTTGCTGAGAATAACAAGCCTAGACTGCTTTACTACTTTAAACGTAGAGGGTACAGGGGTTATTCGATGAACCGACCTGACAGATTGTGGAACAAGCTTTCTGTAACTGAGAGAGAAATAGGTGGTATACCTAACTCGAGTGAAGACATCAAGCAAGCACACGCTGCTGCTATTGAGATGTACATTGACAAGCATGTCGGAATGAATACAGAGGGTATACACGGTAACATGTATTTTAACGAGACACTGAACGATTGGTCTAAGTTTGATATAAACAACAGGACTAAGTATGATGCAGCTATAAGTTCTGGACTTGCTATAATGGCTTGCCATAAAGATATGTACAGACCACAAGCAGCATTACAGAAAACAAAATTAAATCTCAATATTGCCAAGTTTGGTCAAGAGGGGGAATTATCAAAAATAATAAAATAACCATATGGCTGGATCAGTTGTAAATAGTTTTTTCCCTAGTCAAGTCGCTAGTGACCAAGAAAAGATGTCGCAGGAATACGGCCTCAAGGTTGGTCGTGCTATTCAAAACGAATGGTTCTCTAGCAATTCAGGTACGTCAAGGTTTAGAAGCAATCAAAATACTTTTCACGAATTAAGACTATACGCTCGCGGTGAACAAAGTATACAGAAGTACAAAGATGAACTATCTATTAACGGTGACTTATCCTACCTTAATTTGGACTGGAAGCCCGTACCTATTCTATCTAAATTTGTTGATATTGTAGTTAACGGCACAGCTGATAGAGCATTTGATATTAAAGCATACTCACAGGATCCATACGGAATTAGCAAACGCACTAAGTACATGGATTCTATTATCCGTGATATGCAAACAAAAGAGCTTAATGAATATGCGAAAGAAGCCTTTGGTGTTAACTTATTTGAAAATCAACCAGCTAAACTACCGGATTCTCAAGAGGAACTCGAACTACATATGCAGCTTAGCTATAAGCAGGGCATTGAAATTGCAGAGGAAATCGCAATCAATACTTTACTGGATGGCAATAAATATGACCTTACTAAGAAGCGTACTTACTACGATCTAACAACATTAGGTATTGCTGCTGTTAAAAACAACTTCAGTGAATCAGAGGGTGTTACAGTAGATTATGTTGATCCCGCATACCTTGTATACTCTTACACAGACTCCCCGTACTTCGAAGACATATATTATGTAGGAGAAGTTAAATGGGTGCCTTTAAATGAGCTTAAAAAGCAGTTCCCTAATCTCACGGAAGATGAGATGGCTAACATACAAGCTACAGGGCAACAAAATTATACAGGAACATTTGATCAATCACTAGGGGACTTTGATCAAAGGGATTCTAACACTGTGCAGATATTATACTTTAACTACAAAACCTATATGAATGAGGTTTATAAGGTTAAGGAGACTGCAACAGGTGCAACCAAGGTGATTGCAAGAGATGATCAGTTTGATCCACCTATTGAGGAGTTTGAAGCAGCGTACGGTAAGATGTCACGTTCGCTTGAGGTCTTATATGAAGGTGTAATGGTTCTTGGAACAAGCACTATCCTTAAGTGGGAGATGGCTAAAAATATGATGCGTCCTAAGAGTGACTATACTAAAGTTAAAATGAACTATAGTATTACGGCACCTAGAATGTATAAGGGTCGCATAGAATCGATTGTAAGCCGTTGTACTGGCTTTGCTGATATGGTACAGCTTACGCATTTAAAGATGCAACAGGTGCTACAGAGAATGATGCCGGATGGTGTTTATCTAGATGCCGATGGTCTAGCTGAGATTGATTTAGGTAATGGCACAAATTACAACCCTCAAGAGGCATTAAACATGTTCTTCCAAACGGGTTCTGTTATCGGTAGGTCATTTACTCAAGAGGGTGATATGAATCCTGGTAAAGTACCTATCCAGCCGTTACAGACTGGCGCAGGTGGTCAGAAGCTACAAACGCTTATACAGACATATAACTATTACTTGCAGATGATTCGTGATGTTACGGGTCTTAATGAAGCGCGTGATGGATCATCGCCTGATGCAAGGGCACTTGTGGGCGTACAAAAAATGGCGGCAGCAAATTCAAATACTGCTACAAGACATATATTAGACTCAGGTTTATTCCTAACCGCAGAAACAGCAGAATGCTTGTCACTACGTATATCAGATATTATAGAGTATCACCCGTCTAAAGAAGCGTTTATACAAAAGATCGGTGGATTTAACGTTGGTATATTAGAAGAGTTAACAGAACTGCATTTGCACGACTTCGGTATCTCAATAACATTGATGCCGGATGAAGAGGAAAAAGCAATGCTTGAGAATAATATTCAAACAGCACTATCGGCTGGACTTATAGATTTATCCGATGCTATCGATATTCGTGAGGTCAGGAATCTTAAATTAGCTAACCAGCTATTAAAACTAAGACGCAAGCAGAAGCAAGAGAAAGATCAGCAGATGCAACAGCAGAATATGCAAGCGCAAGCACAGGCTAATATGCAAGCACAACAAATGGCTGCGCAAACTGAGATGCAAAAAGATCAAGCTTTATTCCAGACTAAGGCACAGCTAGAACAACTGAAAGGTCAGATTGATACACAAAAGATCCAGGTTGAGGTTGAGGCCAAGAAGCAATTGATGGAATTAGAATTTCAATACAACATGCAGCTTAAAGGTATTGAAGTAGATAACGCTAAGAGAAAAGAAGGCGAGACGGAAGATCGCAAAGACAATAGAACAAAATTACAAGCAACACAACAAAGCGAGCTTATAGCTCAAAGACAAAACGATTCCGCACCAGTTAACTTCGAATCAGGAGGTAACGACACTCTAGGGCGCGGTATGGGCTTAGGTAGCTTTGATCCTAGGTAATAATTAAAGAGTACTAATTTTATAATATTTTATCATGAGTGAAGAAATTAACGAAGAAAACCAAGCTGAAGCGGTCGAGCAATCCGTTGCCAGTGTAGGTGATGACGGCACAATTAAGGTAGACTTAAGACAAGAAGTACCGCAAGAGACTGCTCCTGAACCAGTTGCGGAAGTACAGCAAGAGGTTGTAGAACAGCCCGTGCGAGAAGTAACCGAGGAAGCTCCAGCCGCTGAAGAGGCGCCAACGGAATTCCTGCAAGAGATTACAGAGGAAGAGGTGGAAGTCGAAGCTGAAAAGCTACAAGACAATATAGCTGAAGCAATTGAAGAATCAGTTGACAAAGGTGTTGAACTGCCCGAAAACATTCAAAAGGTCGTTGACTTTATGGATGAAACAGGCGGTAGTCTAGAAGACTATGTTAAGCTAAACACGGATTATGCATCGTTGGATGAGGATGCTTTATTAAGAGAGTACTACCAACAAGCTAATCCACTATTAGATAGTGAAGATGTAAACTTTTTACTGGAAGATAAGTTCTCATATGATGAGGACATGGATGATGAAAGAGATATTAGACGTAAGAAATTAAACCGTAAGCAAGAGCTTTCAAAAGCAAAGCAACATCTTGACGGGATGAAGTCTAAATACTATAACGAAATAAAGGCGGGGTCTAAATTGACCTCGGAACAAAGTAAAGCGGTAGATTTTTTCAGTCGCTATACAAAAGAGAGTGAGGAAGCAGCTAAAGTAGCTGAACAACAAACTAGTCGTTTTAAATCAGCTAGTGATAAAGTCTTCTCTGACAGTTTTCAAGGTTTTGATTACAATGTTGGAGATAAGAAGTATCGCTATAAGGTAAAGAACGCTAGTGAGGTTAAGGAAACCCAAGGAGACATTAACAACTTTATCAAGAAGTTCTTGAACGAAAAGAATGAAATGTCAGATGCCAAGGGCTACCATAAATCGCTGTTCACTGCTATGAACGCTGATTCTGTAGCGCAACATTTTTATGAGCAGGGTAAAGCCGACGCTATGAAAACAAGTATATCCAATACGAAGAACGTGGATATGGGCCCGAGAGGGGTTCATGAAGGTGTCACAACTTCTGATGGATGGAAAATGCGCGCTGTAGATGGAGAGCAAGCTTCTTCTAAGCTCAAAGTAAAATTCAAAAAATAATAATCCATAAAAAAATAAAATTATGGCTTTTGCAACCGCGCCAACCACGTTGGCCAATTTAAATCACCTAACCCCACGTCCTGTTAAGGGCTTGTTTGGTGATAACTATTTGTCTATTGCTGATATGGCATGGACACAACAATTTCTTCCTGAAGTATACGAGAAAGAAGTTGAGCGTTACGGTAATCGTACGATCGGCGGATTCTTGCGTATGGTAGGTGCTGAGATGCCTATGGCTTCCGATCAAGTGATTTGGTCAGAACAAGGTCGTCTTCACATTGCTTATGACAACGTTACTGTCGCTTCTGTAGGTACTGGAACAACTGCTGGAACATTAACTCTTCCTGCTGGACACCTATTGGGACCTGGTATGACTATCGTTATGTCTCAAGGTGGTACTGATCGTGCAACTTTAAAAGGTTACGTTTCTGCTGTTACAGGACAAACTGTATCTGTTAAAGTATATGATACTGCTAACGGATTCATGCCTGCTAACTGGGCTGGAGATACTACTATCAGTTTATTCGTTTTTGGTTCTGAGTACGTTAAAGGTTCAGAAAATGCTGGAAACTCTATCGATGCTTCTTTCACAACTTTCAATAACAAGCCTATCATCTTGCGTGATAAGTATTCTGTTAATGGTTCTGATGTTGCTCAAATCGGTTGGGTTGAAGTAACTACTGAAATGGGAACTGGCGGTTACTTATGGTACCTAAAGTCTGAGCACGAGTCTCGTCTACGTTTCGAAGATTACCTAGAGATGTCTATGGTTGAAGCTGAAAAAGCTCAGTCTGCTGCATTGTTTGGTAACATTGAAGGAACAGAAGGTCTATTCGCTGCACTAGAAGATCGTGGTCTTGTTTACAATGACTCTAACTTTGGTGGAGCTGCTCCAGGTGGTATCGCTGCGTTTGACACTATCCTACAGGAATTAGACAAGCAAGGTGCTATCGAAGAGAACATGATGTTCTTAGATCGCTCTACTTCTTTGGCTATCGACAACATGCTTGCTGCTCAGAACTCTTATGGAGCTGGTGGTACTTCTTTCGGTGTATTTAACAACGAAGAGGATATGGCATTGAACTTAGGATTCTCTGGATTCCGTCGTGGTTCTTACGATTTCTACAAGACTGACTGGAAATACTTGAATGATTCAACTACTCGTGGCGGTATCGCTGACGTTGAAGGTGTTATCGTTCCTGCAGGTACTTCTACTGTTTATGACCAACAATTAGGTCAGAACATCTCACGTCCTTTCTTACACATCCGTTACCGTGCTTCTGAAGCTGATGACAGACGTTTGAAATCGTGGGTTACAGGTTCTGTTGGTGGAAACTATACTAGTGACGCTGATGAGATGAATGTTCACTTCTTGTCTGAGCGTACTATGTGTACTCAAGCTGCGAACAACTTCGTATTGTTGAAGAAAACTAACTACTAGGCTAGTTAACAATAATTCGCCCTCGTCTTCGGATGGGGGCGATTATTACCTTTATAACATTTTAAAAGTGCGACAATAGATTGTTACTTATATATATAACGAGCTAATGTCACATTAACTATTTAATTATATCATATCATGGCGACAGCTAAAAAAACGGCAGCAGCTAAGGCAGCTCCAAAAACACAAGTGTATACTCCTCCTGAAGAGGAAGTACTAATGACTATTGAGCCAGAGGCTAAAACAAAGGTTAAGAAAAACGATTGGGTAATGAAAGATCGGTTATATGAATTAGCCGGTAATAGAAAACCATTGGTTTTTACAGTTCCAACAATACACAGTGAGAAAAGACCGCTAATGTGGTTTGACACTGAACTAGGTTATGAGCGTGAAATACGTTACGCCACAAACCAAAGATCACCTTTTGTAGATGAACAAGTAGGTCCGGTAACGCTAGGTAGAATTGTACTTAGAGAAGGTGTACTGAATGTACCTAAAGAAAAAATATCTTTACAGAAGTTTTTAAGCTATCACCCGTACATCGTCAGCGGTAAGATTCAAGAATACAAACCAGAGAGCATTGCTGAAACAGAAATAGACTGGATTGAGGTAGAGCTAGAAGCGATGAACTTAGCAAAAGCTATGGACATTGATGAAGCTGAAGCTGTATTGCGTGTAGAATTCGGCTCAGGCGTGTCTAAGCTCTCTTCTAAGGAGCTCAAACGTGACTTGCTTATATTTGCGCGTAAAAATCCTTACTTGTTCTTAAGTCTCGCGAATGACGATAATGTACATCTAAGAAACATTGGAATTAAAGCTACGGAGCAGGGCATATTGAAATTATCTCCCGACAACAGAACATTCACCTATGGTGAGACTGGACGTAAGCTTATGACAATACCATTTGATGAGCATCCATATTCAGCATTAGCT